GCACCTTGGCAGCGCCGGGCGGGGCGTTCGCCGAGCGCGCCCGCACCTTGGCGGCGCCGGGCGGGGCGTTCATCGAGCGCGCCCGCACCTTGGCGACGCCGCGCAGGGCGAGACGGCGCGGCGCGGGCAGGTTCTACGGGAGTGGATGCGGGCGCTGGCTGACCGGCTGCGGAACGTCCGCGTCTGCTGCGGCGACTGGGAGCGCGTCTGCACCGACGGCGCGACGGCGCACGGCAAGAGCGTCGGCGTGTTCCTCGACCCGCCCTACTCCGCCGAAGCCAACAGGTGCGGCGACATTTACCGCGTCGAGGACTTGAGCGTGGCGCACCGCGTCCGAGAATGGTGCGTCGCGCGAACCGACAACCACCGCTACCGGATCGTCCTCGCCGGGTACGAGGGCGAGCACGACGAGCTTGAGCGGCTCGGCTGGCGCGTCGTCGCGTGGAAGGCGAACGGTGGGTTCGCCAACTTCGCAAAGGGCGACCAGCAGGGCAAGGTCAACAAGCACCGCGAGCGGTTGTGGATCAGTCCAAGCTGCGCCAATGCCACGGGCGGCGACGAACCCGACGCCGTAACGCTGTTTGCGGAAGGGGGTGCGACATGCCGGAGGTAGCCGACCTGCTCGCCCGCTCGCGAATCCGCCACGCCATCGAGCGGCTCGAAGCCATCGAAGCGCGCATCGCGCGGCTTGAGGCGGTCGAAGAACGCCGCGCCCGGCTCGAAGCCGGACGCGGCGGCGAGCGTTCCACCGACGCGATCGAGCGGCTCATCGAGACGGTGGCGGAAAGCCACGGCGTGACGAAGGCGGCGATCATGGGGCGATCCCGCCGCCAACACCACGTCGCGGCGCGGCACGAACTGTGGCGTCGCCTGCGTGAGATGGGGTGGTCGATGATCCGGATCGCGCGGCTGTGCCGACGCGATCATTCCTCCGTCGTCAAGGCGCTCGGCGCATTGATGGTAGAACCAGAACAGGTACAATCCGAGAAAGAGGTGCAAGCATGAAGGGCTACAGTCACGTCACCATCGCCGGCAACGTAACCGCCGACCCGACCGAGCGGATCGTTGGCGAATGGCACTTCACGACGGTCGTGGTCGCCGTCAACTCGTCCTACGTCAAGGACGGGGTGAAGAAGGAAAGGGCCGCGTTCATCGAGGTCAAGTTCGCCAAGCGCGGGATGGAGCATCCAATCTTCCGCTTCGTGAAGAAGGGCGACCCGATCCTCGTCTCCGGGCGGCTCGACCAGGAGAGCTGGGAGACGAAGGACGGCCAGCGCCGCAGCAAGCTGCTGGTGCATGGCAGCGACTTCCTCTTCCTCCCGAAGGGCGATGGCGGCGGTTCCGGCTACCCGTCGAGGTGGACACCGACTGACACCATCCCCGACAGCGACGTGCCGTTCTGAGGTTGCCCATGCGCGCCATCGACAGGACAGCCGTGGTGTGCGACGAGCGGGTGCGGGAGCAGATTCCGACGACCGGCCCGCACCGTGCGGCGCACGAGGACAGGATCAAGGCGCACGCGGAGAGAATCGCGGCGCTGGGCGGGTGGAAGGCGCTGGGCAGTCTGGTTCAGCGCGCCGACCGTCGCGTGCCGGTGGTGACTACTCCGTCGCCTGAAGGCGACGGCTTCTCGGGACATGCGGACTTATGACCACATTACGTCCCGCTGGCCGAGTCCCGGCCAGGCCTCTCGCAAGTATGTTGCGAGCGGCGTTTACGTCTCGTTGGAGCGAGCATCCGCATTCACAGCTATGCCAGCGTTCGGAGATGGGACTGATCTTCCGCGACCTCGAATCTGATCCGGTCGAGCAGATGCCGAATGATCGGGCGTGAAACAAAACACGTGTTTGGACTTGGCTGGGGCAAAGTCCCCTCCGCGGAGATCGAGCGGATCGACCGCGTGCTGCGTGGCGTCAACTCGCGTCGGGAACCGAAGGACGGCGTGACTTTTGTTGCGAAGAGAACCGGCCCTTGTGGTTGGTGGCAGCACTGGTTCGAGGTCAGGGATGGCGGCGCGTCATTCTGCCGCCGGACTGCGGCAGAGGTGGAGCGGGCCGTAGGTGCGATCCATGCCGATGGAAACTGATGTGGCTGCACGTTCCATCAACATCCTGTCACTCTGTTCCGGCGTCGGAGGCCTCGACATCGGAGTTGAGCTTGCCCTTGGCGGAGCGGCTCGCGTCGTCTGCCACGTTGAACGCGAAGCATTCGCCGCCGCGATCCTGGCGGCGCGCATGGAAGATGCGGTCTTGGCTCCGTCGCCTATCTGGTCTGACATTGGAACCTTCGACGGCAGACCGTGGCGTGGCATCGTGGATTGCGTCATTGGCGGATACCCGTGCCAGCCGTTCAGCTTCGCCGGCAAGCGTTGTGGAGCAGACGATCCTCGGCATCTATGGCCGCAGGTCGCTCGCATCGTTGCGGAGTGCGTGTCCGGCATCGTGTTCTTCGAGAACGTCGCAGGCCATCTCACTTTGGGATTCCCCACTGTCCGACGCGAGCTTGAAGCAATGGGGTATCGAGTTACGGCGGGACTGTTTACGGCGGAGGAAGTCGGCGCGCCGCATCGACGGGAGCGGCTGTTCATCCTCGGGGTTCGGGACGTGGCCGACGGTCAGGGCGGAGGATGCGGAGTCGGCGGGAATGCGTCACAGCCGTGGCGTTGCGGACACACTGACTTCGGTAACGTCGATGTGGGCGACGCCACGCACGATCACCGGCGGTGGAGAGAGTGCGGAGCGGAAGAGGGAGCTTGGGCGGGACGAATCGGGCGGCGGAGACCTGCAATCGCAGGCTCAAAACTGGCCGACGCCTTCTGCACGCGATCACAAGGGCAGCCTGCAGATTGGCATTCGCAGCCGAACAATGGGAACGCTGGACGAGGCGGCGGAACAACTGTGGCCGCAGGCGATGTGGGGCGGATCGACCAGTGGCAGCGGGAACGGGAAGAACGAGGCACTGATTACAACGCAGGCGGGGGATGCGACCTGCCGCTCTTCCCGCCCGGACCAGGCGACCTCAACGCCTGGCGACGCATCCTCGCAATCCGACCCAACCTCGCGCCGTCGACTGAACCGGGCGTTCGTGGAGTGGCTGATGGGATGGCCGGAAGGCTGGACCGACTTCGGGCGTGTGGAAACGGCGTGGTCCCACTGGTCGCAGCGTATGCGTTCGTGTCTCTATGGGCTTGTCTGCACGAGCGATGACAATGAACAAGGACAGCGCCAGCCAGACCGTCAACCGCGAAGCCGCCAATGCATAGCCGAGGTAAAGCCATGAGAGTCACGGTCAACATGGTCAACGATGAGCAGCCGCCGCAATCCATCGCCGTCACGCCGCGCGGCATCTACATCCGCGACAAGAGCGGCGCGTACATCGGCGTGGACGGGTACTGGGCGAGAACCTACCACGCCGCAGGTGAGCCATTTCCCGACACCGCGGCAGCCGAAGCCGCGCTGCAGGCGATGGTCAACAAGCATCATATCCGTACAGGGTGATATATTCGTTTATTGCCGCGGAATGGGTAGGGACGGTGTATCTATGCCCAACACCATCAACGACTTGCGAGCGATCGGACTATCCGACACGGAGATTGCCATCCTCGCCCGCACGTACGATGGGATGTCGCGGGCTGACATGGCGGACGTGATGCACCTGTCGCCGGTGACGGTGGCGAACTACTACTATTCCGCCCGCCGCAAGCTGACGCTTGCCGGAAAGCCCTGCCCGAAGCCGCGGCGTGGGCGTCCGCGGAAGCACCGGGTCATGGCGGCCATCGAGGGCAAGCCGCGCGTCGTCAACATGGACCCGGCGGAAATGGACAAGCGGTTCGTGTTCGAGGACCGCTACAACGCGAACCTGTAATCCCTTCCCCGCGCGGGGTCGGTGGTTCCCGCCTCGTGCCACCGACCCCCGCTTATGTCACTGCCAGTCATCAACCCGAAAACAGGAAGGCTGACGACAGCCGACCTCGTTGCCCGGCGGGTTGCTGACGAGGCGCGGGCGCTGCGGTCGTACCGCCACAAGTTGCAGACGGCGATCTGCAACAGTTTGCCGATCGAAGAGGTCGAGCGTACAATCGCGGCAATCATCGAAATCCGGGACAACCCGGAGGTCGATCCGCGGGTGAGGCTGGCGGCATGTTCGGAGTTGCTTGACCGCACGGTGGGCAAGCCGCGGGTGATCCAGGAGGTCGAGGTCGAGCAGCGGCGGGAGAACGTGCTGGAGATCATCACGCAGCGGTTTGGCCTGACGATGCTGGAGGGCGAGGTTGTCGAAGCGGCGGAAAGAATCGGCGGGCCGACCGGAAGCGCAGGCGGCTCCGGCGACGGAGGCGGCGAGCAGCTCGCACTCCCTGCTCCGCCCGACGATGAAAAGCCGTGACGTGCTGCGGCGGGAGGACTTCTCCCGCGTCGGCACGTTCCTCGACTACCAGCGGCGATGGATCATGGACCCCGGCCCGATGGCCATCGTCGAGAAGGGCAGGCAGGAGGGGTTCACCTACTGCGAGGCGTTCTGGTCGGTGTTCCGGCGGCTCATGCTCGCGGAGCGGGGCAAGCGGTTGAACCACTACTTCTCCAGCGCTGACGCGGCGACGGCGAAGGAGTTCGTGGACAAGTGCTGCGACTGGGCGAGGGTGCTGAACATGGTCGCGGAGCATGACGCCGTCGGGATCGAAGACGGCATCAGCATCGAGCGGCTGAGGACTCGCGGCGGCGACATCATCGCCGTCAGCAGCAAGGCCAAGGCGCTGCGCGGCAAGAAGGGCGACGTGACGCTGGACGAGTTCGCGTTCGCCGAGGACGCCGACTCGCTGATCGACGCGGCGGAAGCCTGCACGACGTGGGGCACGGGCGACGAACCGGGCCACCTGCGAATCATCAGCACGCACAACGGGCCGGGCACGCTGTTCCGCCGCATGGCGAACGCGGCGAAGTCCGGCGACAACGGATTCAACCACCACTTCGTGTCCATCCACGAGGCCGTGCGGGACGGGATCGCGGTGCTGATCCCCGGCCCGCACCAGCGCCATTTGGACGGGACGCGGGAGGGGCGGCAGAAGTGCGACGCGGAATACATCGCGTCCAAGCGTCGCCGGTCGCGTTCGGCGGCTGCCTTCTCGCAGGAGTACGAGTGCCAGCCGATCTCGTCCGGATCGGTGATCCTGCCCATCGAGTACGATTCGTGTGTACGCGAGTCGATGCCGGTCACCGAGGACTTGGACCCGGCATCTGACTACAACGGGCATGAACTGTTCGCCGGGATCGACGTTGGGCACACGCACGACCTGACCGTGGTGTGGGTGGTCGAGCGGGGATGGGTTCCGCACGAGAAGAACCCGGCGCTGGACGACCTGCACCGCACGGTGTACCGCACGGTGGCGGTCAAGGCGATCCACAACGAGCCGATCCCCGCCCAGTGGCAGATGATCCGCGGGATGATCGGACACCGCTGCATGTCGAAGGTGCTGATCGACCCCGGCACGGTCGGAGCCGTCCTGTGCAACCTCGCCGTCCAGCAGTTTGGCGACATCGTGGAACCCTACTCGATCACCCGCGGTCGGAAGGCCGAACTGTGCGAGCGGCTTCGGCAGTTCGTGCAGGAGCGCCGCGTCAGCCTGCCGCGGAACGAGCGAATCCGCGAGGACGTGCTGTCGATGCGGAGGGAGACGACGGATGGCGGGCAGGCCCGGTATGACGGGTCAACGCGGTTCAGCCACTGCGATTACTTTGTAGCCCTGTCGCTTGCGTTACAGGCCGCCGAGGGCGGACGCGAAAGCGGCATCATGGTCATGAACGATTCCGGGGCGGCATGAGCGTGTTTGGCGGGTCCATCTTCAACACCGAGATCGTCAAGAGCATTGACGATGCGGATTGGGGTTGGACGGAGGTCGGGACGCCGGGCGCGGTGAGCATCCGTTCCGCCTCGGCCATCTCGCGTTCGCTGTCTCCGTCCGACGCCTACGCGCTGGCCATCGGCGTTCGCCGCGCCGTGACGGCGATCACGAACAACGTCGTGCAGGCCCGCCCAAGGCTGTTCACCCGCGGCGGGCGTGAGATTGTCGGCGGCGCGCCGTTCGACTTCATCCAGCGACCGTACCCGCGGATGACGTGGGCGCGGTGGGCGCGGGAGTGGGTGCAGAACTGGCTGGTGTGGGGTGAACACGCGGCGTGGAAGCGGCGCGACTCGCGCGGCATGATGCTGGAACTTCTCTCGCCGCCGCGACTGTCGATCGACAAGCCGAAGGGCGGGTTGGTCGATAGCCGCGAGGACGTGTCGGCGTGGGAGTATTCGTACCCTTCCGGCAAGCGGGTGACGATCCCCGACGTTGACCTCGTGTTCGACCGGATGCCGGGCGGGAGCGATCCCGTCCGCGGGCTTTCCCCGCTGGTCACCGGCGCAACGCAGGCCGGGATCAGCCACTTCGCCGGGCTGTACAATCAAGCCTTCTTCCAGAACGACACGGTTCCACGCGGCATGATGAAAGTGCCGAACATGGGGCAGTCGAGGCTGGAGGACTTCGAGCGGCAGTTCCGCGAGCGGTTCTCGTCGAACGGGTCGAACCGGGTCAACTACCACAAGATCATGTTCGCCGTGACGAACGGCGACGTGGAGTGGATCCCGTTCGAGCAGCAGCCGGACGGGACGTTCCTCGAAACACAGAAGTGGGCGTTCGAGCTGGTCGGGTCGCTGTACGGCGTCCCGCCGGTGGAGATGCAGAACCTGCAAAAGACGCGGTTCGACACGGCTGACGTGGAGCGGAAGCTGTTCGCCGAATCGACGATCATGCCGCTGCTGGAGCAGTTGACCGGCGAGTTGCAAATCCAGGTGATCGAGCCGTGGTTTGCCGGCGAGCGGGTGGTGACGACCAACCCGGCGATGAGCAAGGGGATGCGGAGCGCGTTCGAGCGGGCGAGGACGGTCGCCGCCGGCGACATCGTGCTGCTGCTCGACCCCGACACCATGCCGGTGATGGCGTCGGTGAAGGCTGGCTTGATCGACCTTGCGCAGAAGTTCCGCACGTCGCTCGGCGCTTCGCCGCAGGAAACCATCGAGTTCTTCGGGATCGACCTGCCCGCCCGCGAGGAGCGGCTGGACGTTTACATGCCCAAGACGGAGTGGAACGTCACGCGGCCCGAAAAGAACCCCGAAGTGCAGATCGCCGAGCAAGCCAACCAGCGTCACGCCGCCGACGCCGCGAACGCTTCGACCGGGTCGGAGGACGAGCCGCCGCCCGCGCCCGCCGCATCGCCGCCCGCCAACGACAAGACGGCGTTGCGGTCGGTCGGCAGGCTTGTGCGTGGGCTTCGGGTGATGACGCTTGAGCGACTATTCCCTCGCGGCGGCGGCGACGGCGAGTTGTGGTCGCTGGGCGACGCGGACGCGATCAACGAGCTTGGCGAGGAGGGGGCGAGGATGATCCGCCGCATCCGCTTCGCCGTCCGCGGCATCCAGCGGAACCACCCGAAGGAGGAGTGGCGGGATCGAATCCGCGAATACTTCGGTTCGATCGACCTGAAGAAACTACTTGAGAGGCCGGTATGACCAAGCCGATGACGATGACCCGCCGGATGCCGCAGTCCACGGACGTGTCTCTGGACGGGTTCATGGCGGTGGCGTCCGCCGAAATCCCGCCGAGCGACGAGCGCGGCGGCGACGTGATCCGCATCGCGGGAATCGAGATTCCTGAACACGGCGTCCCGCTTTTGGCGGCGCACACGCACGCCTCGCCCGACGGGACGCCGACCGTGATCGGTCGGTGCAACCGCTTCGAGCGACGGCCGATCAACTGGCGCGGCGCCACCGTCCCCGCGCTGCTCGCCGGGTGGGAGTGGGGCGACACCAGCCTCGCCCTGCAATACCGCTCGCTGTGGGAGCGGAAGATGCTCGACAGCGTGAGCGTCGGGCTTTCGGTGAAGGACATCGTGCCGCTGAACGCCTCCGACCCGTGGTCGGGCTGGGACGTGCGGCAGAGCGAGTTGTGCGAACTGAGCATCGTCGCCGTGCCCGCCAACCCCGCGGCGCGGACGGTGATGAAGAGCATGGGAATCCTCTCCTACGAGGACGAAGTGACATCGAGGCTCGACGAGCTGTTCGGCTTGATCGAGTCGCGTGACGCAGCGACGTATCGTCGCCTTGACGACATCGAGTCAGCCTTGAGCGTGCTTGCCGAAGGGCAGGCGAAGCAGCAGCACGCTCCGAATACTTCGCCGGACGCCGATGTTGTCGCGGCGCTGAAGCGGCTGCTGAACCGTTTCCAGCAATATGAAAGGAAAAGCAATGCCTGAGAACACCACCAGTCCCGCCGACGCGACGACCGCCAACGTCGCCGCGCTCGTGGGCGAACTGTCGGCCAAGTTGGACAACCTGGCCACCAAGGATGAAGTGAAGCACCTCAACGAGCAGTACGCGGAGTTGAGCCGCAAGGTGTCGGACACCACGATCACCGTGCGTGACTTTGGGGATGAGTTTGGCTGGAACCGCCGGTACAAGAGCCTGCGGAACTTCAGCGACGCGGAGTCGGCGTACACGTTCGGGATGCTGGTGATGGCGGGAATCGCCGCGCAGCAGCCCCGCTACGTGGACGGGAAGCTGGCGGAGAAGGCCGCCAACTTCCTGAAGGGCCGCAGCGAACTGATCCGCGGCCAGCGCGAGGACGTGGACACACTGGGCGGCTACCTCGTGCCCGAAGCCATCAGCGCCACGCTGATCGACCTGCGCGAGCAGTACGGCGTGATGCGTCAGCTCGCCCGCGTCGAGGACATGTCGTCGGACACCACGGTGCTGCGGCGACGCGCCTCCGGCCTGACGGCCTACTTCGTGGGCGAGGCCACGGCGCCGACGCAGTCCACCAAGAGCTGGAACCTCGTCCGCCTGACGGCGAAGAAGCTGGCGACGCTGACCCCCATCACGTCCGAGCTGAACGAGGACGCGGTGCTGAACATCGGCGACGACCTCGCCGGCGAAATCGCCTACGCCTTCGCCGAGAAGGAGGACGATTGCGGTCTGAACGGCGATGGCACGTCCGCCTACGGCGGCATCACCGGCATCGTCACCCGCCTGTCCGACATCAACGGCGTGGATGATGGCGGCGGCCTCGTACTGGCCGACGGCAACCTGTTCAGCGAGTTCACGCTCGCCAACTTCCACTCGGTTGTCGGTCGCATCCCGCAGTACGCCGACGGCCCGGCGACGTGCTGGGTGTGCCACCGGACGGTGTGGGCCAGCGTGATGCAGCGGCTGGCGTATGCCGCGGGCGGCAACGACGTGATGAGCATCGCGTCCGGCGCCGGCCCGACGTTCCTGGGCTACCCGGTGAAGTTTTCGCAGAAGATGCCATCGACGAACGCCAACAGCCAGATCGCCGTCCTGTTCGGCGACTTCACGAAGGCTGTGACCTTCGGCAACCGGCGTGGCATCAAGGTGGACTTCAGCACCGAGCGGTACTTCGACACCGACGAGCTTGCCGTTCGCGGCACTTCTCGGTTCGACATCGTCGCCCACGACCTCGGCACTTCAACGGTCGCCGGCCCGGTCGTCGGCCTGATCTCGGCTGCGTCCTGATCCTGACCACGGGCCGGGCGGTTGACGCCGCCCGGCCCTTCCCTCAACACGCACACGAAAGGCAATCACCATGCATGTGACCGAACAGTTGAATCTTGGCGCTGCCGCGATTGCGACCGGCGCGACGAACGCCACGGCCACCGTGACCGTGGACACGAAGGGCGCGGATGAGGCGGCGATCATCGTCGGCATTCCGCCCGCCACCGCCACCAACTCCAGCTACACGCTGAGCGCGTTTCTCGTGAAGGCGGGAGACACGACCGCTGTGACCTCGGCGACGACCATCGTCACCGGCGGGACGGACTTCACCGTCCCGGTCAACAACAACACCTCCAGTCCGGCAACGGCGAAGGTGGTCGTTGGCGGGCCGCTTCTGAAGCGGTACTTGTTCGTGCAGACGACCCCGTCGGCGGCCATCGCCCCGTCGGTGTTCGTACTGCTCGCCCGCACCGGCGAGAACCCGAAGTCGTCCAACCACGGCTTCAACGCCGCTTACACCGACAACGGGTAACGGCGACCCCAAACACCTCCGTCCGGTCGAACAGGCCGGGCGGAGGCTTATGAGCAAGGTGAAACTCAACATCGGTTCCGGCGAGCGCAACGCGCTGCCGGGGTACATCCCCATCGACGAGAAGCTGGGGATGCCCGCCTACCCGCTGCCGTTCGCCAACGCCACGGTGGACGAGGTGTACGCCAGTCACGTGCTGGAACACTTCGGACACCGGGAGGTGGCGGCGGTGCTGGCGGAGTGGGTGCGGGTGCTGCGCCCGGGCGGGCTGTGCAGGCTCGCCGTTCCCGACTACCACAAGTGCGTGGAACGCGGCGACGCCTATGGGCTGATGTCCCTCATGGGCGGACAGGTCGATGCACTCGACTACCACAAGTGCTGCTTCGACGAGGCGTCGCTGACGGCGTTGATGCGGCACGTCGGTCTTGTGGACATCAAGCCGTTCGAGTCCTTCGCCAACGACTGCTCGGCGTCCCCCGTGTCGCTGAACCTGGTGGGCCGCAGGCCGTCCATGCTGGCGATCCAGTCGATGCCGCGGCTGGCGTTCACGGCGAACATGATGTCGCTGGCGTCGCTCCGGGAGATGCTCGGTGTTGACGTGCAGGTGAACATTGGCTGGCACTGGGCGATGGCGATGCAGCGCGAGCTTGAGAAGCGCGTCGATGACTTCGATTACATCATCACGTGCGACTATGATTCGGTGCTGGCGGCGGAAACCGTGCCGGCGCTGCTGACGCTGCTGAACGACAACGACGCGATCGACGCCATCTGCGCGGTGCAGGTGAAGCGCGAGGCGGACACGCCGCTGTTCGTCCCGCTGAACGACGACGGCACGCGGGTGACGGACGAGACGTTCTCGGTTCCGCAGGAGAAGCAGACGCAGCGGATTGCGTGGGGGCACTTCGGATGCACGGTGTTCAGGGCGTCCAGCCTGCGTCGGCTTGAGCGACCGTGGCTGTGGGATCAGCCCGACCCCGACGGCGGGTGGGGCGACAAGCGGGTGGACGCCGACATCTACTTCTGGAACAAGTTGAACGCGGCGGGTATGCAGGCCCATGTCGCGTTGCACGTCCCGGTGGGACATGCACAACAGTTGGTCACGTGGCCAGACCAGCAGTTGAAGCCGATCCATCAATACGTCAACGACTGGCTGGCGACCCGTCGCCCTCCGGTTGGAGCGAGGTCGTAGCATTCTTCCTTGCTCCCCCGCGCCGTTCGATTATTCGGCGGCGCGGGGTTTCAGTCATTGCGGGTTGGTGACCGTTCTGCTATTGTAGGTTTGCGTGGAATCGACGAGTTTCGTTGCATTCTCGTGTCCACACTGTCCGCTTCAGGATGAAGGGGCGGTCGAGTGGCTCATCGAGCGTGTGGCGTCGATTCGGCCGGACGTGCTGGTGCATCTGGGCGACGGGCTTGAGGCCGACAGCGCCAGCCGGTGGCCCACGGAATACCCGTGGTCGCTGGCGGACGAGTTTGCGGAGCATGAGCGGTTCCTGAAGCGGCTGCGCAAGGCAAGCCCGCGTTCGCGGCGGGTGTTCCTGCCGGGCAACCACGAGGACAACCTGCTGTCGATCAACCGGATCGACCGCAGGCTTCGCGGGCTGTGCGATTACCGCAGCCGGTCGAACTGCCCGGAACTGGCCGAGCATTGGGAGCAGCCGGTTCCATACGTTTTCGACCGTCGCGCCGGCGTGTTCAAGATCGGGCAGGTGTCGTTCTCGCACGGGTTCGAGAGCGGGGCGAGGAGCGACGAGTCGCAGGCGATCCTGCTCGGCCAGCCGTTCGGCCTGATGGTGACGGGGCACACGCACCGACCGACGCCCGGCGTGATGCGTGCCATGCGGACGCAGACCATACCGTTGCCATACTGGTACGCGAACCCCGGTTGCCTGCGTGACCTGAAGCCCGATTACATGCGGAGGAAGCGAAGCCACGCATGGGGACACGGGCTTGTGACGGGCAGGGCTTCGCCGGTTCGCGGTGGCCGGCTGTCGCGGATGTGGGAGGCGACGGTCGAGGTGTTCAGGCTGAGCGACGACGGTGAAATCGAGGTGTGACGTGCGGGACTGGTTTCTCGACCATGCGGACGACTTCGTGTGCTACGCGGTCTTGTCGGCCTGCTTCGGATTCCTGATCCTCGCCGTTCTGTCGCTTGGCGGTTGCTCGGCCTACCCGCCTGCGCTGTCGGGCGTGGGCAGCGGCATCGCCGCGGCGGAGGCCTACCGCGACACGGCGTTCAGGAACGCGGAGAACCCGTCGGTCGTGCGGTCGGCGCTGGGAGAGGACGGACAGAAGCGCTCGCTGCGGGAGGCGAGCGAGTCGCTGGCGAGGGCGGAGAAGGCGGCAATCGCCGAACACGACGCCCGACTGAGGGCCGAGGCAGACCTGCGGCAAGAGCGCGATCAGTGGCTTGGCGACAGGGGCAAGGCGTACTTCTGGACGATCGTGCTGTCCGCCACCGGGGTCTGGCTTGGAATGGGGTTGCTCGGAACGATCCTCTCGGTGACGACGGGCGGCTCGTCGGTGTGGGCGGGCTGGATTTTCAAGCTGATCCCGCTTGGCGGACTGTTCTCCGGTTTGGCGAGGAGGGCGGCGTGACCGAGATCATCACCATCGCCGCTGCCAACATCGGGGCTGTCACGGCGGTTCTCGTGACGGCGTGGAAGGCGTACCGCACGACGCGCGGCGAGTGGCAGCGCATGGTTGACACGCTGGAGAAGCACGGCGTCACGCTGTCGCGGATCGAGTCCGAGGTCAGCGTCAACTCCGGCAAGAGCGTCAAGGACGCCGTGCTGCGGATCGACGCAGCCGTCGCCATGCTGACCGAGCTTCAGCAGGCGTGCGTTGAGAACTGCGGCACGGCCAGCGTCATGCTCGACGAGAACGGGCAGGTGATCCGCGCTTCGAGCGCGTACACGGCATTGACCGGGTTGACGACGAGCGAAGCGCAGGATTGGGGATGGAGACAGAGCGTTCACCCGGACGATCTGGACGAGGTGTTGCGGGACTGGTCGGAAGCCTTGCGGGAGAAGCGGCTGTTCCACCGGCGTTACCGCGTTGTCAACGTAAAGACCGGCCAGGAAACGATTTGCAACGTGACCGCGAGGCCGGTGTTCGCGCCCGGGCATGGACGGCTCGTTGGCTGGATTTGCTGGCTGAGGCCGCACAACAGGCTGGAGGTGCGGACGTGAACGGCAGCGTGAGCTTCGTCGTCAAGGGCAATCCCGCCCCGGCTGGAAGCAAGTCGGCGTTTCCGTTCCGCCGCAGGGACGGACGGCTTGGCGTTCGCGTGACTGATGCAAGTGGTGCGAGGGGCAAGGCGTGGCGCGAGGCCGTGGCGCTGGCGGCGAGCAGGGCGATGGGCGGGCAGAAGCCCATGACCGGGCCGCTGAAGCTCACCGCCATGTTCTACCTGAGCCGTCCGAAGTCACACTTCAACAGTCGCGGACTGCTCAAAGACAAGTCGGCGTCCATGCTGCACCACACGCAGAAGCCGGACTTGACGAAGCTGTTGCGGGCGGTCGAGGATGCCATGACCGGCATCGTGTACGAGGACGATGCGCAGATCGTCGGGCAGACGGTCGGGAAGTTTTGGACGGACGGCGATCCGCTGGCCAACGTGTTTGTCTGGCAGGAGAGTGACGCATGAGCATCGCCGCCGCACAAGCCCACTTGAAGCAGATCATCGCCGATGCCGAGGCTGCGTTGCGCGAGCTATCCGAGCCTGCGCCGCAGCCGCCTCCGCAGCCGAAACATCGTCACGGCGTCGTCATCCACTTCAGCGACAAGCCCGCCGATTACCCGCTGAAAGCGGGCGGCATCACGGCTGTGCGTGGTTGGATCAGCCTTGCACCAGATGGAACGGTGAAGGCGAGCGACCTTGCCGGGGCGAAGGCGTGGCGTGATGCCGGGTACTTCGTCATCGCGTGCGTTCACCCGTCGCAGGCGTCGAGCGTCAACGGCCCGCTGGTCGATCAGTGGGCGGCACACTTGACGGTCGGCTCGGCAGGCGTGGACGTGTGGGAGGTCGGAAACGAGTGCGACCTGAGCCAGTACTGGCCCAACGGCAACTGGCGCGACGCGGTGATGCGGTTCATCGTCCCGATGGCACGGTCGCTCCGCGAACGGATGCCCGACGCTGGGATCATCCCCGGCGCGCTCGGCAACATCGCCAAGCAATCGACCTACGAGGCCGACTACGCTGCGGCGCTCAAGCCGATCCGCGACATCGCACCGGCCCAGGCGATCCACCCGTACTCGACGACAACCGGCGACCTTCGGCGGAAGCTGGAGCGGATGCGCGACGTGTACCGCTGCCCGCTGATGGCCACCGAGTGGGACTTCGCGCGAGGCATGACCGACTCGGTGTGGACACTTGGGCTGAAGGAAGCAATCGCCACCGTCCGCGAACTGACCACGGTGGACTGCTTCTACCGGATCAAGGACGGCAACCCGGCTGACAACGCTGGGCGAAACCTGTTCGACGTGACGGGAAAGCTGACTCAATACGGCACGGCGTACTTCGGGGCACTGAGATGATGGACGAAGCACTGTCAACGTGGGTCGTCGAGGGCATCGCCGCGTTGTCGATCATCATCGCCGTGGCGGTCGCCGTCACCGCCTTCACGCAGAGGAGACGCAAATGACCGTTGCAGAGGCCCTTGTTGCCGTCGCCATCGTGGTTGGTGTTGTCGTTCTGTGGAGACGCAAATGACCATCTCGCAACTAATCTCGGATCATCCCGACTGGACGGATGCCCAGGTTGCCGAGGCCGCGTCCGCCCCGGTCTATCACGACATCCCGCTGTCCGAGGTCGCTGCCGCACTGGTTGGCTACGTCGCCGCTCTACGTGAGATGGCCGACAACCCTTCCGTGCCGACCGAGTTGGCGCAGGGCATCGCGGCGCTGCTGGACGCGCTGGCAAGCCCGCACCTGCGCGTCATCGAGGCATCCGCGGTGCCGCAGATGCACGCTCTCGCAGCCGCAGCGGTGCAAGTCGAACCCCAACTATCCGGTATTGCCGGAAAGTTGGCGTCGCTCGGCGTGACGCGACAGACCGTGACCGAGTCCGACGTTATCCGCACGCGATTGCTCGCCGCAGGAAACGTCGCATACGAGCAGGCGGTTGACGCACTGAACGCCAGCTACAACGAGTGGGTGGGCAGGGTGCAGCGTGGCGAGACGACCGAACCGTGGAGTGAGTGAACATGGCCGACGTGACGCTTAATGCCAATACGAACCTCTCGGCGTTGTCGTACAACCCCGAGGACAGGATTCTGTTGAACGGCTACAAGCTCACCATCGACGTGACGACGATCAACGTCACGGAGATCACTGCGGCGGGCAACGCTGGCACGCTTGATTGGTCATCAATCAGCGCCACCTACAATTTCACGTCGCCGTCGAATGGCGGTCTGACCATTGTTCAGGCGGGCACGGCGACTTTGTGGACGGACGCAAGCGGCGTGACCCGCACCATCACGGGCATGGACTTGCGGGGCGGCACTGCCGCGAACGCGATGGGATGCAATAGCCTTCGCGGCACGTTCAATGGTAAGATCGTCGGCGGGTCAGCGAATGGGGCGCATGGAGTCGGAACAAACTACGCAACGGTTACGGCGACGGTTTCAGGCGGCGCTGTCGGTAACGGCATCAATAGCAACCAGGGAACGGTGAGCGGCTCCGTGATTGGCGGGACAAGCTCCGGCTCATACGGCATCTACAATAACGCATCCCTCGTCAACGCCATTGTTGCCGGTGGTTCAGTTAACGGCGCGCATGGCATGTTCGCGAACAACAATCTCGTCGCTGGCAGCGTGACCGGCGGTTCTGTTTTTGACGCACACGGCATGTTCTTCAACTACGGAACGATCACTGCCGCCCTCACTGGCGGAGGCGTGAACGGCGCCAACGCTGTGCAATATCTCGGCGGAACAGTGGTGCTGCTCGGATCGGCTGCAATGACTGATGCTGCTGGTGCGGTCGTGGGCTACTCTACAGCAAACAACGTCGGTTGCACCATCATCGCTCGCGGCGACAACATCCGCTGCGCCGTTCCCGCCGGAGCGTCGGTCATCTACCGCATCGGGCCGTTCCACCCGTCCGCCAACGTGAACGGTTCAATCCCCGTGGTCGATCTGGTCGTGCCCGACTTCTTCCGGGCAACCAATATCAGGTGAACCATGGTCGTTTACGCCACATCCAATACAGCCTACGCAGCGTTCACGACCTACAACCGTCCGCGAACTGACCACGGTGGACTGCTTCTACCGGATCAAGGACGGCAACCCGGCTGACAACGCTGGGCGAAACCTGTTCGACGTGACGGGAAAGCTGACTCAATACGGCACGGCGTACTTCGGGGCACTGAGATGATGGACGAAGCACTGTCAACGTGGGTCGTCGAGGGCATCGCCGCGTTGTCGATCATCATCGCCGTGGCGGTCGCCATCGCCGCCTTCTCGCAGAGGAAACGCAAATGACCATTGTTGATCGAGAGGCCGAGTTGTACCGCATGTCCGAGGCGCACGCTCGTTTGTTGATGCAGCGACAGGAGATCGAGCGGCAGGCGGCGGAGCTTGAACGACAGATCAGCCTTGCGCAAGTGAGGCTTGACGATGCACGCAAGGCCGAGGCGAAAGCGAGAGCGGAGAACACGGAATAATGCCAGTCCCACCTGTCATCTTCGCTACCCTGAGCGGGTCGCTCTACGGCATCACGTCCGCACCAACGGCGGGGCAGTCGATCCGTGCCAACAGCACGGAGACGGCGTGGGAACTGTTCACGCCGGTGGACACGACGAGCGCGCAGACGATCGGCGGGGAGAAGACTTGGACGGCGCTACAGACGATCAGCGTGGATGGCGAGGGGCTGCGTCTCGCAGCCGCCACGGGGGTAAACGAAACCCGCATTCAGATGCACAGCGCAGTTGGTACACGGATGGCCACCATGCGAGCCAACCCAAACGCCGGCCTTGCGTGGCAACTATTTGGTTCCAATTCCAACGTCTCCGAGATTACGGCAGGGACTGATCAGAGCGTTCGTCTTGGCATTCGCAACAACGCATACTTCCGCCTGGCCAGCTACGAAGCGAACGGCAATGCCTCTGCGGACAACATCATCTATGCGGATGGTGCGACTGGTAATGTCGGGATCGGAACCACGCACGACGCTACGCGGAAGCTAAAGGTCAATGGTTCGGCTCTTTTTACTCAGGCATCGGCCACCCCGACCCTAACCGTTGAGGTGGAAGACACAGGGATATTTGGGGTCAATCATGCCATTCGTGTCACGAACATTGGCGGCTCAACTACGAAGTTTCATGTCAACCGAGCAGGCACTACCTACGGCGCTGGCGGATTTGTCGTAGACAATAACGGGTCGTTTGGAACCGACACCAGCAACTTCAGGTGGTCCACAGACGGAACCGCTCGCGGTCATGTTTCCTCTGACCGCATCACGGCCTTCGGTGCTGGCAATGATTCTGGATTTGCTGGCCTGAACGTGAACGCCTCGCCATTCACGCACGTCGGTCAGAGCAGCACAAGCGCTTGGCGGCAGCGAGCAGCGTGGACCGCCGAGGCCGTTGACAACACGGATGCCTCTCGCAAATACCGCTCTCTTTTCAACATCTACGACACCGCCGCCCGCGAAGCATGGAGAGCGGAAGCCGACGGCTCGCGCGGCTACTTCATCCAATCCGCCCACCCCACCGCCCCCGGCGACTCGATGCTACCGAACAGCAGCTTGGCGGCGTGGCAACCGTCGGCGGGGAAGATCGTGTTCAAGACGAAGGACGGATCAGGCACGGTAAGCGGCATCGGATTTGAACGATTCCCAAACTACGAGGCGTCTGGTTCGTCAACCGGCGCTCTGGCTGTGTACGACCAGGCTGGAACGCTGCTAGGCTACGTCACCCTACGCAGCACAATCACGGCTTTCTGAGGATCAAACCATGGCGACAACCAAGAACTCTCGACTCGACTACACCAGCAAGCTCGCCCGCGCTGCGTCCGAAGCGTTCGACACGCTGCGCAAGCTGGAAGGGTTGGCGTATGACTATGCCGACCTATACGGCAGCGAACTGAGCGCCGACGACTACGCCGGTACAGCGCTCGATGGCATCGACGTGCAAGACATCCGCGACAGCGTTGCCGGCGTCACGGCGATCAGCGAACTGCTGAGTGCCAACAACGGCGCCCTCCGCAAGACGTTCAAGCGGCTCGCGCAGTTCAACCGGTGATGTATGGCCAAGACCGTCCATCTATTCTCGCCGGTAACCGGCACCCACGTTTTCACCGCCCGCAATGCCAGCGGGCAGTGGTGGAATGGTAGTGCGTTCGAGACATACAACGCCTCGAACATCGCCACCTACGCCATCGCCGCAACCGTGACGGGCGGCGGCTGGTACAAGGCCATCCTCGATGATGCGGCGACGACGTGGGACCTGCGGCTGCGTGTGGGCGGTTCACTGGCGACGACCGATCCGACGGTGGATGTTGGTGGTGTGGCGGATGCCAACGTCGCTGTGCCGACGGAAGCGCAGATTGCCGCCGAGATTCTGGCGACGACCAACGGCAGCGCCACCGTGGGCACGCAGCTTGCCCGGCTTGATGCGCCGGTCAGCACCGCAGGCTCGACCAGCCCGAAGGACTTGAGCGAGGTACTGTAATGGCCCGCGAACTACGAGTCGTCCACAACGCCAGCGCGAACATCTACGCGATCCTTCGCAAGGCCGCCGACGACACGGTGTGGAACGGCTCGTCCTTCGTGACGTGGTCCGACGCCAACATCACGTCCTACGCGATTACCCTGACCAGTCGCGGCGGCGACCTGTTCACCGCCGACTTCCCGTCCGGCGTCTCCGCAGGGTCGTACAGCGTTTACTACTACAAGCGCGCCGGGGTGAACCCGGCAACGACCGACGACTTCCTCGGTGGGCGTGAACTGTATTGGAACGGCGATGCCGTCACGTCATCGCCGGGGACATACCTGACGACGCTCGCCCGCGTCAAGCGGTATGCGGGCATCAGCGGGACCAGCTACGACACCAAGCTGACCGAACTGCTGGCGGCGGCGACCACGCACATCCAGCGGCACTGCAACACCGGGATCATCGCCGAGGAATACACCGAGATTCGCAACGGGACCGGCGGGCGGTACATGCAGACCGCGAACATCCCGATCATCAATCTCCAGCGCGTCGCCTCTTCAATCCAGTGCGCCCTGTCCGTCAGCTATTCCGGGTTGGCATCGCTTGCCTTCTCTCGCGTGTTGACGGACGGGGTCTTGTTGCAATCGGTCAGCGGCGGGACGGTGAGCAACACCACGCTGACGTTCGCCAGCTACCCCACGCTGGAAACGCTGGCGACGGCGATTTCCGCGGTTTCCGGCTGGACGGCATCCGTGTCCGGCTCGTTCGCCGGTCGCGCCTCAGCCGACCTGATCGTTTCACCGGGCCTCGACGCCATCAACGGGGTGGCCGAGCTTCCGATGGCGCTCTACACGATCAGCGTCGCCACCTACAACCCGTCCAGCGGGGTGATCGGCGGGCGCTTCCCGCAGGGGTGGCGCAACATCGAGTTGCGTTACCGTGCCGGGTATGAGACAATCCCCGACGACATCCAGACCGCCGCGTGCGCCGTCGTGAAGGCGCTGCACGACATGAGCCGACGCGACACGACGCTCCAGTCCGAGCGGATCGGCGATTACGCCTACGCCAACGGGCAGTCTCAGGCGGCGCAGGGCCTCGCGTCCATCAGCCGCGAGGCGGCGATGCTGCTGGAGCCGTACCGGAACGTGAGCTTCGCATGAGCCTGTCGTCACTGCTGAACTCGACGGCGACGGTGTACCGCGTTGCGACGACGCAGGACGCGGTGGGCGGGCTTTCGCGGACGTTCTCCGCCGTTTACACGGACATCCCCTGCCTGCTCCAGCCGTACATCGGGCGACCGGGCGGCGGGCTTGAAACGTCGGCGGCGAAGCGGAAGATCGACGCCGGGTTCGTTCTCTACACCGACACGGAAGTGAGCGTCATGCCGGGCGACAAGGTGACGACCGGCGGGCTTGATTACATCGTGCGGATGTCGGCCAACCACGCCGGGCAGTCCCGCCTTTACGCGATCTACCTCGACCTGATTACCGGGTGAGACATGGCGACGAAGTATTGGATCAGCACGTCATCGACCTCGTTCACGGGCGCGAGCAACTGGTCGCCGTCCGGCGCGCCCGGCAGCGGCGACACGCTGGTGTTCAACGCCTTCGGCACGGCGAACGTGGAAACCGACCTGTCCACGTCGCTGACCGGCGTGACGCTGATCGTCGAGAAGTCGTACACGGGTCGGATCGGCGTCCGCGCCGCCACCGGCGGGACGACGACGTACCTCGTGCTGGACGGCGGAACGCTGATCTGCGGTCGCGGGACGGGCGGCACTTCGTCGGGCACGGGCAGCCCGCTGGTCATGGTCAACTTCGGCTCGACCGCCGCCACCGCCTACATCTACGATTCGGCGTCCACCGGCGCGGTGGCGACCCTGCCTGCGGTGCTGCTGCTTGGTTCCAACCTCACCGTCCATCACTCCGGCGGCAGGCTGGGCGTTGCGGCGATCCCCGGCGAGACGGCGACGCTGACGTACCGCTGCGGCGGGCAGTTCGGCGGGGTGGCGCCGTCGGCCTACTTCGGCTCCGGCGTCACGATTTCAGACCTCGACATGCAGGCCGGGACGGTCGTCAGCGCCAGCAACCAGACGGTCACATCGGCGACCGTTGGCGGCGGGAGCTACACGCACCAAGGCTCCGGCGCGCACACGACGCTCATCACGACCGGTACGGGCACGGTGTATTACGACGGGACGGGGACCATCACCACGCTGACCAACGGCGGCGTGTTCGACAGGTCACGCGGCACGTCGGCGCTGACCATCACCACCAGCAACCTGTACGCGGGCTGCACCTACAACCTCGACAACGGGCTTGCCGGCAGCATCACCCGCACGAACATCAACCTTTACGGCAAGCTGCAGGACATGAACATCAGCCTGCCCTACGGGGAGAAGCTCTAGGTGTCGCACGTGGAGGACAGGTCGGCTGCGTTCATGTCGCGGGTTCGCGGCGCCGCACTGGCCGCGTTGCGTTCCGCGGTGGAGTCCGAGGAGCGGAACGTCAAGCGGGCGTTGAGCGTGCCGATCAGCTTCAGCGGCGGCGTCCCGGTGCGTTCTGCCCCAGGCGAGCCTCCGCGCCGCGGCCCGCGCAACCCGCGGCTGATGCGTTCGGTTCGCAGTTCCGCGGTGGCCAACGGAGACGTGCTGACGGGCGGGGTCGGCGCCGGGCCGGTGTACAGCAAGAGCGGGCGTGACTACGCGGTGTCGCTGGAGCGCGGCGGGCTGAACTCCGAGGCTCCTGAACACAAGGGAAAGATCGTTGTGGTGGCGCGGAGGCCGTACATGGAGCCGTCCCGCCGCAGGATGGAGACGCTGGGCATCGAGTCGATCAAGGCGGCCTTGCGGGGTGTGCTGTGAAACAACTGCTCGCCGGCATCAAGTCCCGCTTCGAGGCGAACGGCACGCTGTCCGCCGCCTACACCAGCCTTGCCCTGATGCAGACCGAGGACGAGGTGGACCTGCCCTACGCGGTGGTGTCCTACGTCAACAATGTCCCGACGCACTCGTTCGGTGGCACGTCCAAGCGGCTCGACTTCGTGGACGTGACCATCGACCTGTGGCACACATCGGCGGATACACTGGCGACGCACGCCGACACGCTGGACGGGCTTTTCGACCATACCGCGTGGGCACTGGCTTCTCCGCTGGAGGTGGTGGGCGGGCTTCTGCGTGAACGCAGCGGGCCGAGCTACGAGGGCCACTCGGCGGCGAACGGGACGATCTATCGAATGTCCTCAACGTATCGGTTCATCGTGGACCGATCCTGAACATGACAACCCGCCGCGCGTTGCGGCAGACCTTTCACCAGCAGGTGCATTATGGCCGTTCCTTCGGGTACGAGCGGAAACATGGTCATCGCGGGCCACGTTTTCCGCTTTGCGGATTTCGCGATCAACACCAGCCAGGACGTTCACGACACCACGGGCTTCGCGCAGGCCCCGTGGCGTACCAGCGTCGCGGGCGTCCGGGTCGGCATGATCACGGCGTCGGGGTACTTCGACGACGAGACCGACCCCAACCTGATCTTCGCCGCGGCTGACGATCAGACCGGCGTGACGTTCACCGGGACCATCAAGTCCGGAGTGACGTACTCCGGCACGATGATCCTCGAAACGGCGTCGGTCGGCGTCAGCGTCAACGGCGTCCCGGTGGTCAGCGTTTCCGGGCGCACGACCGGTCCGGTGGCCGAGACGGTTTCGGGTACGACCTGATGCGCGTGACGCTGCTGACGCCGACGGGCGACAGGCAGGAAGCCTTCGCCCTGTGCGAGCGGTGGATGATGCGCCAGACCCGCCAGCCGGACGAGTGGATCGTCGTGGACGACGGCGTGACACCGACCGAATGCACCTGCGGACAGACGATCATCCGCCGCGGCCCGCCGCCGCCCAATGCCATGCCGATGGACCTGTTGCCGGCAAACATCCGGGCGGCGGCGCTGGGCGGGCACATCAAGCCCGGCGTCATCGTGTTCGTCGAGGACGACGACTGGTACAACCCGCGGCACGTCGAGATGGCGGCGCAGGCCATCGAAGACGGGTACGACTTGGCGGGAGAGGTGGACGGGGTGTATTATCACGTCCGCGCCGGGAAGTGGGCCGTGCCGGACGCCAAGCACAATGCGGCGCTGGCGCGGACCGCGGTCAACAGCGACTGGTTCCTGTCGCTGCCCAAGTCGTACTTCTATGCCAACTGCGTTTACATGGACGCGAGGATGTGGTCGGAAAAGAACTTCCCCGGCAGGCGGCTTCTGCATCGCCCGTTCGGGGAACGCCATTCCGTGGTGGGGATGAAGGGGATGCCGGGCCGCGCCGGACTGTCGATGGGACACGACCCGAACGTGGCGGCATACAGGCCGGACCCGGACGGCAGCGTGCTGCGCGACTGGGTCGGGGACGACGCCGAGGTTTATTTGCGTTATCGCAAGGGATGAACGATGAAACTTTCAGAGTTGCCTGAGTTGAGCCTGTCGGATTACGCGCTGATCGAGAAGCAGGTTCGGGCGGACATGATGGCGGCGGCGGTCGAGGCGGCGAAGGGCGTCGGGCTTCTGCCCGTGCAGTACGCCGAGTTCGTTCGCAGCTCGGTGGGAACATACGTCACGCCGGCGCAGGTCGAGGTTTTCCTGCAGTCGTCGGCGGGCGCGCTGTTCGCGTTGAACCTTGCCGCCAAGCGTGCGGGCGTGAGCATCGAGGAGGAGGTCGCGGGGGCGTCGATCCTCGACCTGTGGGATCAGGCCTTCCGCGTCACGTTTCGGCGCGGTGTCGCCGGAAAGCCTGACGGAGCCGATTGACCGCATCGTGGCGAGCCTGTCGCACTTCTACCACGTCGATGCGTGGAACTGGACGATGCACCGCGCCGTGCTGATGTTGAACGCGGCGGGCGAGATCGTGCGTGAGCGGAACGGGGAGATGCGTGAGGGTTCGTGGTTCTGGCGGAACGTGAAACCGGGAACGGTTAGAAGGTACACCTTTGCCAGCAGGCGGTAGCAACAACCTCGGCACGATCTATTACACGGTCAGGCTCGACCTGACCGAACTCCGGCGGGAGCTTGCGCAGATCCCGCGGATGGTCAGCGGCGCTCAGCCGGCCCGCGTTTCTGTGCAGGGGGCCACGGCGGCGCCCGGCGCGACGACCGCGGCCACCATGTCCAGCGCGCCCATCGCGGGGAACGCGAGCGCGGCAATCGGCGGCTCGGCAGCGTCGAGCCTGCTGTACGGGTTCGGCGTTCCGACGGAACGCGACAAGAGCATCCCGTTCGTGGCCCCCGGCGTTTCGCTCGGCTTGTATAGGGCCAGCAAGAGCCGAGAGTTTGCCGGCGTGCGGCTTTATCACGGGCTGTACGGCCTTCGCTCGTCGCAGCGTGCGGCGGCGAGAGAGGCGTACGAGATGTGGAGGGCCGACCCGGAGGGCGGCCTTGGCTTCGGCATCGCGGCGCAGTATTACGCCGGACGTGCATACGACACCGAAAGGCGCATCAAGGAGGCCCAGGCGCGTGAGGCGGCGAAGCAGCAGCGTGCAGCGCTTGCGGAGCAGGCGCGGATCGACCGGTTGGACCTGCGCGAGCGTTCGCAGCGGCTTGCGGCGCGGAGCGCCTACAAGTCGGCCATCGAAGGGTCGATGGGGTGGATCGGGCTTGAGGCGGAGCGGAGCGGCGAGACGCGGGCTGCCGTTGCAGGCCGCGTCGTGACGCGGGTGCGCGAGCGGGCGGCTTCCATCCAGAAGGACGAGTCGGTTGACGCGGCGACGGCGCTGGCGAGGGCGACGCGGATCGTCGTGCGTGAACTGAAGGCGGCGGCGAAGGAGATGGAGGCGACGGCGGCTGCGGCGGCGAAGACGGCGTCTGCCAACGCCCGGTCGGCGCGGCGCGTCGCGGAATACGAAGTCGGCGGCATGGGTCCGTTCCGGCAGTTCCTGGCCTACCGTGGCATGGCGCGGGACGCCTTGAACCCGGAGGACGCGGCGCGTTACCGCGCTTTGGCGAAACGGGCGTGGCGGAACAGCAACGTCGGCAGGTTCTTCGGCCCGCCGTCGGGGATGGGGCTTTACTTCTCGGCCGTGTTTGGCGGGTGGGAAGTGGCGCAGTCGGCGACGGCGCTGATGCAGTCGTCGCTTGCGGTGGGCAACGCCAAGTCCGCGAGCGAGGCGTTGGGTGCGATGGCGGGCGGGATCGAGGCGGCGACGCAAGGTCCGCTTGGGGCCATGTCCAGCATCGGCAGCTACATTCTCGGCCTGCCAAGCAGCCCGATTGCCGTGTCCCAGGTTCTCCGCCGCGCCGAGGCGAGGGAGGCCGCCTTCTCGGACTGGTATCGCGGCGTGTTCGACATTCGTGCGGCGCGGCGAGCCAACGCCCTTGTCGGGTCTGGCGGCGGCGCGGCGCGTGCGATCCGCGAGGCCAATGCTGCTGCGATGGCGGCTCGCGACAAGCGGGCGGTCGAGATGAGGGAACTGCAGGGCGCGATCTCGGTGCAGGGGGCGGAGCTGTCCGGTCTGGCGTCGGAGATTGAGCGTTACCGTGAAGGCACAGAAGGCGTAAGCGGTTGGATACCCGGCCTTGGCCTCGTGCGTGGATATCAATGGCGCGTCGCGTATGACCGCTATGAGTCCGTGCGTGGCGGCATGGAGGACAACAAGCGGAAGCTGAAGCAGATGCAGGAGGCGGACGCGGTGGCGCGGGAGGGCGAGCGCAGAAGGATCACCGAGATGCGCCGCGAACGCAGCGCGAACATCCGGTATATCGCCGAGATGGGGGCATTGTCCGGGCGGGACACGTTCGCCGGAGACCGCGCCCGCGCCGCAGCCAAGTACAAGCTGGACATTGCGACCGGCGACTTCGGCGTTGCCACCACCGAGTATGCCGCGACGCTGGCCGGAATCGGGGCGGATCAGAAGAAATACAACCGCGCCGGGAACCTGATG